ATTTTCAGGGTTTGTCAAATCGAGTTTATAGTGGCGTTGCGGAAAGTGAACGTCGTTTGACGGCGAAGTTATTAGGTGGTAGGCTTGGGGAGTTGGAGAACTGTAGTATTGGTAAGGGACTAGCGTGAACGGAGGGCCTGAACGATGAAACAGGATTAGCTGAGTATTGAACCCATCACGTCAACACCTAGAATGAGGAAGGGGGTGAAACCGTGAATTGGCCTTAGCTGAGGCGATAGTGTAGAGCATGTGGAGGCCTCTAGTGACCTAGGGGCCTCCTTTGGTCATAATCTGGTGCGACTGAAAGGTTGGGGAAAATAGTGAACAGGTCAAACAGTGAAGGCGTGAGCCAGCACGATAACCCGCGCACGAAGAGCAGGGGTTGGATCGATAGTATCCTATCGGCCCGCCGCCTCGAAAGACTCATAGAGTGCAACAACCATCTGGTGATCTGCGAAGACGAGCTAGGGGGTGAAATGGAGCACGATTACGCAATTTTGACATCTCTGGAACATGCTGGGCTTATCGAAAGGGTCACTCGTCCACCGGGGGCCATCACTGGCCGCGTAGGTCCGGTGGATATCTTTCGACCTACTCCGCGAGGCAACGCTATCATTGGTATGGCGGCTGACATGCTCACCGACGACATGCTCACCGACGACATGCTGGCGAGGTGGGCGGAGTAGCGTTGGCGGTCAACAAGTAAAGGAATTCAACAAGTAAAGGAATTTGAAAAATGTATGAAATGGTGCGGAGCTTGAAGGTAGTTTTCACGAAGTTGTCCGGAGGTGACCGATGAGTTACGAGATCGCAGTTTTGCTGGGCGCCGCTGTCGGCGCCGGGTTGTCGTGGACGTTCTTCGGGCTTTTGGTTTTCCTTGAATTTCGCCGTCGCGATATCGTGCGGAAAGCGTATCTGCGGAAAATCAACGACCCCCGTTACTAACGCAATTACTTATCTCTTTTAGGAGAGGAGGACGAGGTGTATCTGATACCTGCAATTGGTGCGACGATCTCAGGGACGATAGGCTCGCGAAGTGGAGGCCTAAGTGTTGAAATATGAAATCATCCACGGCGACTGCCTGGACAATTTAACTAAGTGTGATATGATCTTCGCAGATCCGCCTGATAACATCGGTCTCAGGTACGAAGGTTTTAAGGATTCGCAACCGGACAACGATTACGCCGCTTGGTTCGAATCTTGCCTCTTAACTTTCTGCGAATTCGCGCCGGTAGTTTGGGTGTCGTTTAACTCGCGATGGACGCTTGATTTTGCTGAAGCCTTTTCGTATTCAGCATCTGTCCACGAGTACGATTTCAAACCGTTCGTCCAGACGTTCACTTTCTACCGCCAAAATAGAAACGCCATAGGCAACGCACACCGACCACTATGGCGACTCCAACATAGAGACGCCCTTGAGTACCCCCAAGCCGTCAAGATACCCTCATGGCGTGAACTGAACTGCGACAAACGGGCAAAGAAGGGTGGCAAGGTCCCTGGTGATTCGCTCGACCACTACGTTGAAATTGACGATTCGTTTTTCGACTATTCGCGAGTTGTGGGTAACAGCAAACAACGCCGCAAATGGTGTCCAACGCAGCTCAACGAAGACCTAGTCGAGCGGTGCATCAAACTCAACACGCTGCCGGGCCAGCACGTCCTCGATCCGTTTTGCGGGACCGGGACGACCTTACGTGTGTGCAAAAAGATTGGTCGGCAATGTACAACGATCGAAAAATCCGAAACCACTTATAAGAAAGTAGTCGAAGAACATGGACGATTTGGATCTAAATAGGGACGAGCTAAACGAATGAGTGGCGTACTACTATCTGGAGGCGTGGTGAAAAAATGCCGAAAAACCCATCGGTGCTACTGGTGCGATGAGACTATAATGGAAGGGTCGCGTTATTGTTATTGGACGTGGGTTGGCGACAACACTATCGAGAAAGTAAAGTGCCACCCTGAATGTCTGGACGCGTGGAGTGACGCAGCTGAAGGGGTTGGAAGGGTTTTCTTATCATGTCGAGGTGAGCACAAACGAGGGTCCACGGATTGCAAATGAGAATTAAGATCAAGGGAAAAATGTGGGACTTCGTCCGCACTCAATTCGACGTGACTAAGCAGTGGGGGTCCTGCGATCGCCCCGGCGTCAAAGGTAAGAAAATCAAGGTCGCGGCGAAGCTTCGCGGGGTCAATGAATTAAACACAATAATCCACGAATGTCTCCACGCCGGATTCGACAGCTTAGATGAAGAGCACGTTGATGAATTCGCTACTGATCTCGCCAGGGTACTTTGGCGGCTCGGTTACCGAAGAGACCAATAGATTACACATTAGCGGCTGAATCGGCCTGAAAGTGAAAAAGAATGCAATTCAAAAACCTCGCGATATCGCTATTAGTCTGTACTCTTTTGGCTGTGTTCGCCGGGTGCAGTGAGCCCCCGCCAAAAGATTATCACACTGTTAAGATAATACTTAGCGGTAAGTGGTCGGTAATACAAGATGAGCGGGGTCGTCGATATCGGGTGATCGATTGGCACTCTGTTGGGCGTGTGGGGGACACATTCGTAACCGATCTGACGACAAAGAAAGAGATCTAAAAATGCAACGCACTCACGCAATATGGATCTGGCGAGACGATCAGGGCAACGTCCGGTACGTAGGGTACGGTCGGTTCGTAGATGTTCACCCCGCCTTAGATAAATGGAACGGGCGGTTCACCGACAACTCCGAGCTTGGCTGTTGGCTGCGGGATCACGTCACCGAGCCAAGCCGCGAGGGCTACGGACCTCGCTTATGCGCAAAGGGGATGGCTCAGGCCGCTGTGATGGGGCTTCGACAGCGTTACGCGTCCCCGAAGCTTTTGAAGTCGCGAGACCCCGCTACGTGGCAGGGAGGGGGTCAATCGAAGGCAGTGTTCTTGTTCGTCGAAGATGACCCAGAACTTTCTATGATTTTCAGCTCCGTGAGAAAAGCGGCTCAGTATGTAGGCGTAAACGCCTCAACAATGTCACGATGGTGCAAATCAGCATCAATTTTGAACTACGGTTACCTTGACGACGTCTAATCCACCCAGATTATTTGACTCGATCTAGTTTTGGTTGTATGTTTTAGTGTAACCAAAACGGCACTTTGAAAAGGCGAAAAACAATGGAACGATTCACAATGATTCTCAACGCGGTAGTAGCTTCTTTTTTGCTTGGGATTCTCTACTTCGTGCTCCCAAAATCGAGCGAAGCCGTCAGCGAAGTCTTTTTCGCGACGGACCCGACCGTAATTTTCGGCTCGGTCTTGATTATGCTGATTGCAATTTTCGCGGTCTTTGGATCGCCACGGAACGCTTAAGCCAAAAAGTGCCGCACAGGTCGCAAGGGGTCGATGATCCTTGCGGCCTGTTTTTCGTTATGGCTTTCGATTCGCGCACTCTTGGCAGTGGCCGGGATGGATTGACGATCCGAGCCGGAAACAGTCGACCGATCCGCAGATAGGTAGGTCGAGGTTTTGCCCGCAACATGCTTGCACCTGCGCCAGCTCTCGATCTTGGCATGGCAGCCACGGCAGAACAGCTTCCGTAAATTTCCGTTTACTGACAACCGTGTGCGTCTCATCCAGCAGTGGAGGTTTGTACCGATTCAGCTCCATAGCTTTTAGCGTAACTTCAGCCCGCACGGGGCACGATTCGCAAACCTCTGGCGTGACGTCTTTGGTGTTATGGTCCGCTGTCGGCTCGCCGCACCGCTGCACTTTGCGTTTTGTGCCATCTTTGGCGAATGCCGTCAATTGCGTTCGCATCGCGCACGGGAGAAACAACTCGTTTACTGATTTCGACATAGCTTCTTCCTATTGGAGAATCAGTGGAGGTCCACCGCCGGGGTCGGGGGTGAATCCGATAATGTTTCCCGGTCCCTCATTACCGTCAGGGCAATGCGTGCTCGAAAGCCCGCAGCCGTTAATACACTTTCCGCAAGGTGCGTATCCCTTGCAACTCGGCCCACCTTTGATCGTCTCGCAGAAGACCAGAGCCGCTGCCAGGGAATCGAATGCGTACTTCTCCGTTTGTGCCTGGCCGGAAGGTACGCAGACAGTTCGTCCGCCGATTTTACTGCCGAAATCTTTCGTGGGGAAGCCGGTGACCGTGACTGTGAATCTACAGTCTAGGCTTTCATCCTCCGCATCCGGTAAACTGTTCAGGTCATCCTCAGTTAAGTCGCCCCCATCGTGGGTTTGTGGGTTTTGAGTCTTGCCGTCCCCGCCGTCATTTACAGAGGACCCGGAGCCCCCTGTCTCTGCGGTCTCGCGAGCTCGGCCGGAGTCACCCTCTGTTTTTTTCGCCCAGTCTTCCACGAATCTGTTGACAGAAAAAGGACCGTCTCCTGCCCCATTTGAGATCGGTGAAGACCTTGACGAAACGCTACCCGTCTGGTCGACCGACGTGTCCGGCGTAGGTTTTTTATCACCGATGTCGCTAGGCTTCTGGTCTCCAAAGTCTTGCCGACACCCGTCGATAAACGAAGCTGACCCATCACCATTGCAGCCGAGTCCGAACCCGGAGATTACGTTGTTCTGGTCGGGCGTCATAGGATGGCCGGGCGGCGCGATAACCGAGAAGTTAGGCTCCTTTCCTGATCCTGCGTGCTTCGCGTTTCGGTCCTCTATAGTCGGGTAGAGGGCGTGTTCCGAGATATTCGCAGGGAATGCGAAATCGTAGGCTTCCATTTCTCCGAGTTTTACAGGTGTCCAGATTTCGAGGTTTACGTGCTTCCCTTTCGAGTCCAGAACCGCCCTTTCGATTACGCACATCACAGGCCTATTCGCGATCGAAGGGATATCCACCAACACAGCATCGAAAGGTTCGAGAAACGCGAACTCTAACGATACTGTGATTGCTAGTTTCTTCCAGGTGTTCGCAGATCGGATCAGCCAAAATGTTTGGGACTTTCGAACGAGATCCAAGAACGCGAACGTGAAGTAGGACTCCTCCGCGTCATGTGTGCCATATCGATTCACGTTGTGCCGCAGTATTGATTTGTTCGGCTCAGGAATCGCATGATCTTTTCTCCACGTCGCCGTCGAGTCCGTCACTAGGTCATTCGTAGCCGTCGTTGTGATAACGAGCGTTCCAGGGCCTTCACCCGCGTCGCCGGACTTCAAGACGTCTGACTCTTCGATCGACGTGATCGCGGTCGGTTCTTTCGCGAGGTACTTTATGAAAAACGTGTCATCCCGCTGCCATATTGCGCACCGCGCCAGACGTGCGATGCTCTGCAGGATGTTAATGATGTTAGGCCGGGTCAGCAAAGGGAAGTCCATACGGTACGTGTCGATCTCGTCTCGGACCGTGTTGAATGAGGTCGAATCTATGGCGAAATCGGTGTACGTCTCGATGAACCAACGGATGATGTCAACGGTATTCGGCCCGACGCTACTTGTTTGTGTGACGAATATCTCGTCAGACCAACCACCCCCCTCGGCTTGGTTTTCCGACGACAAGGGCCGCTGAAAAACGATCTCCATAACGTCGTAGCCGTTGAAATCCACCTGCCGGACTTCATAAAACTCTGAAGGGACTGTCACCAGGAACTCCGCTCCGTTTAAGAATCTCTTCGCTTTAACAGAGAGAATAGTCGATGGGACTAGATTCGCGATATACACGATCTCTTTCGACGACTCAAGCGTGACTGTCGATCCGCCTCGCGACCAAAAGAAATTTGCGCGGTCAGCGTTTCGATAATTTTCCCAGCTAATCCGGGACGATCGAAGACCTGTATATAGAGGTCCGTTGAACCCGTCAATGTAATCGGAGTCCTCGCCCCCACCGAAACCGCCGGAGCACAGTGATTCTAATTCTGCCTCTATCTCGGTCCGTTTCACAGTGCCGGTCGCTGGATCATATAGCGGGTGCTGTCGCCCTCGGATCACGAAACGGTTCGACGGGTTCGCCGGAGTCCCATCAAAGAACCCATCGAATAAGCCCCCGTTAATGTTGAGCGTGAGCAGTTGCGACGCGTTAGAACCTAGCGTCCCGCTACCTCCGCCGCTTGGCAGCGGCCCCGAAGTTCCGGGACCTCCGCCGCGACCACTCGCCACATGGTGTGCTTGGAACCCTTGTGGGAATTTTTCACCGCCGAAGACGATTATGTGGTCGTACTCGAATTGCTTCTCTTCTTGTAATCTTAGTTTGGTGCGTTCGAGCTCAAGGCATCTTGCTTGTTGGCACGAGGCGTCTTGCTCGTAAGCGACAGTGCAGGACGTTTGGAAACTAGGGCCGGATGTCGCGCACTTGAAGCCTATCGGCGTCTGTGGGCACGTTATCTGCTCGGCGAGAACGATCCTGTTCTGAAGCGTGAAGTCGGCGATCCCGACGCCCCGTGCAAGTGTACCGCTGATAGAAGGCGCGGCTCGCAAGGCTGGTACATTAGTCACCGTCCCGAAACATAAAGGCCATGGTCGGCCGATCAGCTCTTCAGGCAGCTGGACGAACGCACCTTCCTCGGCTGAGAACCCGACCTCAACGTCCTCGATTCTGTTGATGATCTGAATCTCAAATGTCCTTTCTCCTTCCGACCATTTTATAGGGGAGTTGATTTGCCCAAGGAATATGGAAAATTTGTCGGTGTCGAAATCTGTACCGTTGACGTAGAACCAAACTTGACAGGGAGCTTTGTGAATGTCGTTCGAATCGAACACCTCTTTAATCTCGCCGTCCGTATCGTCGATTGTAGCTGATACTGACTTCGATTGGCCTCCCTGCGAAATCTGGACAGCCGCGTCTACGTTCGACAGACTCAAGATGCTAGATTTAACTTCTGGGTGTCCGGCTATTTCCCGGTCCGCGTAGAACGTCGAGGATGAGTTTGAACCCGACCAAAAGACTTCGAGAATTACGATTATTTCTTGCCCTGTGTCGGTCTCTAACAGAGTCTGCACGTTTGCAGGTACGTCGCGAGCCATTAGCTTACCTTGATAGCTGAAAATTGAAAATCAAATTGTGTGTCTTCGTCGCCGGTGGCTGCGTTCCCGCTGTCTCGCTTTGACGTTGCGGATTGCTTTATCGGTTCACCTACTAGCTTAGCCCGCCAAACAGATTCGTCGTGCAATACGAGCTCCCATTCGTGCGCCTGAAAAGCGGCGATGAATTGCGAAAGCTCAATCGCTTTCATGCGACTGACTACGTAACGTAGGTTCAAAAGCTCGCGGTCACTCGACCGCTTGTACAGGATAGCCCCTCCGGTCATCCTTCTCTTTATCTGGACTCGGGATTCAGGCGATCTAGAGTTCGAGAACTCTCCGTCAGGTAACACGGATGTTACCACAACGCGACCGTAAGGGGCTTTGAAAAAATTAGTCATAGCTAACCTAGGAAGGGTCCGCGTAAAAAGGTAGCCAATATTCGACGCCGTTAATCTCGATTTTCAGGTGACCCGCCACAGCCCCAGGCGTCGTGAAAGAGGAGAGCGGCGTTGTCGTCGCCGCCGACGAAGTACCGGCAAAGTTTATGAATGCTTCACTATCATCACTCTGCGTAAGCTCTAGCACGTTCAACGCGTCGGCGTCATCGGCTGTTACGTTCATCTGCGCGTTGTGCGACAACGTGTTTACGCCAACTTTGTTAACACCCATCGTGCCAGAAATGACGGGCGTCTCTGCTGCGTCGTTGTGAATGCGGAGTTCATCGCTCGTCGTGGCCCCCGTCGCTTGAATCGCACCTATCAGTATGCATCCCGAGCCGGTCGTGGTTGTGTTGCCCGCGCCATCGCCGATGAACACGTTGTTATTCGCTTCGCACAGAAGCCCCGCGTCGTTTCCGATGTGAACGTTCGACGATTGTGTCGAGAGGGCATTTCCGGCGTTCGCACCAACGAGTGTGTTATTCGCCCCACTCGTCAAGGACTCGCCAGCGAGCGATCCGAAAGCTTCATTGTCAGTGCCTTGCATGGGTGAGGATATTCCGGTGGCCGCTGTGACCGCTCCCGTCAGTGTGGACACCCCGCCCACCGTAAGCGTCGTCCCGACAGTGATGGCTCCGCTCAACGCCGCAGACGCGGCTGTTAAGCTACTCCCGAACACTACAGCCCCCGCGGCTGATAGCGAAAAGGTCGCCGTGTCGACTACAATCACGTCTGAATTCGTGACTTGCTGGCCGATCGTGATGGTCCGAGCCGCCGCGTCATCACCACGGATGAACAGGCTTTCACTTAGGGATTTCAGGTCGATCGACATTGTTCTCTTCTATTCCCCGTGGACGACGTCCACGGAATTATGTGTTACGTTATCGGAGCCATGCTGTACCGCGTCTAGCGTTGGCTCTCCTTCGAAGACAAATGACGCGGACCAACCATTGACACCTTCGACTATGTCCGTTTCAGGGGCTACGATGAACCCGGACCAACCCCGGCCCTCCCAATCCACCAGCTTTATTGTATCACCCAACGTGGTATTTAGAAAGGCAATAATCTCGTCTGCGTCGACTGTGCAGAGATCTTTCACCGTAAATTCTAGCCGTCGCCAGCTAGCCCACTTCCCTTCGCCGTAAATCTTCCGGTCGCCGCCCCGCGTTACTCGGTCGATTTTTGTGAACGTGAGAGTCTCACCATTCTGAAATTCGGGAGCCTCCATCGTCAACGTAGTTGTCGGGGAAGAGACAGGGAAGCTGAAAACCACCAACCCGGTGTTCGCCAAAACAGGCGTCGCGACCTGCAGAGCTTTGAAATCGCTCCGGCCTTCACCTACTTGCGGGTCATATTCTTGCTCCCGGCACTTGTTATCCGATATCGTAAATCCGAGCGATTGGTTCAGGAAACCCGACTGCCCTATGGTCCTGTCAGTGTCACCCACTGCCGCGACGACCGCCGAAAAGCCGATTGAGTCGAGGATATCCGCGGGGACGAATTGAAAAACGTCAGTGGTTATACCGAGCGAAGTGGAAGCGTTATAGGCGCGGATTACTGAGCTGTCATTAGCTGGGTCGGTCCAGAAATAGTTATCAGCTGACACCTCAACAGCCTCCGCGACTCTATGGGCGTCCGATATACCCAAGGTGTTCCCAACGTCTTCAGCAAAGAATCTGACACTGAACCCTAGATACTGGACGACGTCGACTGTCTGGTTGTACCCCACAATAGGGTCGTCACTTAGCATCGCATTTGAAGCGACATAGTAGTTTGACGTTAAGGTTTGACCATCGCCGCCGAAAATCGATTGGTTGACGTCGATCTCAAATATCGGGTCATATTCCCACACATCGCTCCATCCGAACACGTTCGCGGCCGTCCCTATCTGATCACCACCGATAGACCCTGTAGTGACCACTCCCGTGGCCCACACAACGTTCGAGGTGTTTTCGAAAACAACCCCACTAGTGTCTACGGTAGGCCCGGCGGAGAACATAGCGTTCGACGCGTTCGCGCCGATAGTCGGGGTCCCTACAGCTTTTACCGCGACTTGCGCGAACACCTTCGTGACGCGTATGTCTGATTCCGTTGTCGGCCCGGCAGCATATTGCAAGACCTGCTGTGCTACACGTATCGCCATTTTTTACCCTTGCCGCTTAACGCCGCATTCGATGTCTGTTATGTCAGAATTCGTCCACGCCGCGGCGGTGTCTGGGTTTTGTTCGAAAATAGCGTAGCGACCTCTATAGGTGTCGTCCGCGAGCGTGGTAGTTGCACTCTCACCGTTCGTCGTACCGTGACGAGTGATGAGTCGCAACTTCCGAGGGCTTGCTTCTGTAATTCTGGCGTTGGCTTGAACCTGCACGCCGACAATGTCACCCGTCCGAGTGATGTCAGTCATTGTATATAAATCCAACTCACTGTCAGCGTCCGCAGTATTATACGTGGTGTCGCTGTCCATTGTCGCATCGTCTACATTTTCGAAATTTGAACCCGAGGATGGCGTCAAGTTGGTTGTTGAGCCATCGCCATTGGGCTCGATTGCCTCAACCAGAATATTCCCCTGAAAATCATTGACGTCCGAACCCGAGCCGTCCGCGAGGTAGACGTCGTCGATTAGCAACCCATCCATGGATGAAGCGAACCTCACGCGGTTCCAGGTCACTTCAGTCGAAAGCGAAGATATTTTTGAGTCGAGCAACGTATCAGTGTGATCGGTGGCCGTTATTGTCTCTTCGTTGTTCAGTGTTACGTCCGCGATTTTGACTTCGAAGGTCCCCGCCGTGTCGTTAACCAGGACTTTGAACTCAAGGTAGTATTCGTTCGACGTCGAAAGCGTTGTTGTCGTGGTCGAAATCGTTGTAGCTCCGCCCCGCTGTAGACGTAGCTCCCCGGTCGCTAAAATCTGGATAGTGAATTGGAGGGTGGCCCCGCAATAAACCCGAATAAAATCTGTCGTCGCGAGGGTTCCAGGCGTCTTGACATACAAGCCACATATGAAAGTTGCGTCGGACCCACTGCCGAAATCCTTTAGCGGGCGAGTCCAAAAAGAGTCGCCGTTGTCTAGCTCCAGTCCTTGGAAAACCCCACGGGTTGTGAGTAGCCCACCCGCCCCGGAGCCTACACTCGTCTTCCAATACTCGAATTCATCCATACGGGTTGCTATGTCTTCACGGGTCTCAGAACCTGACAACCACTCCCAACCTTCGATCAAAAGTAAAGCCATGCTAGACGTACTCCACTCCGGCAGATACGCCGTCAAGTTCTGCTGAGGTCCAAGCGGCCGTGGTGTCTGGATTCGTTTCGAAAATGTCAGAGAAGCCCTCTTGCGTCGCCGACGCTGTGACGTCTTGCGTCGCTCCATCCCCTTCTGTCGCACCTTCTTTAACTACTTGCTTGAAATTCTCCGTTGTCGCCCCCGTGTCAAGCGCGGCGTTTGCGATCAACGTGACAGCCATAATACCAGCTTCGCTGCCTGTTGAGCCGTAGCTGCACAATGTTTTTTCAGCCGCAGTGGAGCTCTCAACATAGTCGGTCGTCACTCGGCTTATCTCGTCAATCAGTGCGTACGAATCCACCCCCGTTGATTGTGTCCAATCCTCATCGGCTGTGTCGCCTGTTGGCAATAGCTGATAAACAAATTTGTTCTCACCTGTGAACGTGTTGTTCCGTGACCCGGACCCGTTCACAACTATCAGGTCCGTAATTGAATGCCCGTTGCCGCTCGCGCTGGTGGGGTTGACGAGTACAATTCGCCCTATGTCGGCACCTCCTCCAGCTGCTTGCGTGTCAATCCCGGAGTCGCTGTCGACTGAGGTTCCGTTGACCCGGAAGTCGTAGGCCCCTGTCGTGTTGTCGACCTTCAGGTAAAATTCTATGTGGTTCCACTCTCCGTAATGCCAATCCACGGGGTGGAACCTTCCGAGCTCGGAACTCCCCCGAAGCAGCATACGGAACGTTCCAAAATCATCCATAGTCCAGGCAGCGTGCTGCGTCGAAAGGTTCGTGTCAACGAAACGAATGATGTCGGCCGAGCTAGATGAGGCATCATTTACGAACTTTGAGCGAAAGGAAACGTAAACCTCATTCGATGCCGGAATGTCCAGCGTCAAGTTGTCCGACGTCGATGAGCCGAACGTCAACGCTTGGCGGGGTGAACCACCAACGGGGGTCTGGATGGACCCCTTCGTTGCACCTGCGTCGAGGTTTGCGGAAACGTACCGCTCCGCAATTAAACTCTCAAGGGTCGTCGAGGTTTCCCCCGAGTCAACCCATTGAAAGCTGTCCATCCATACCATCGTCATAAAGTCACCGATACGCAAGCCGTGGGATTGGTCTAAGAAGGCAGAACATCAGACGTCTTTGAAGTCTCTCGCATCGGTGCTCGATCTCCACTCATCAATGTCGCCTGCAAAGAGAAGTATGTCCCCTGGTTATCATCCTCCGCAGATGCCTCCCTCATCAACGCTTTGACGATATTCGTAGGGATGGAATTCGACCCGCTGCCCTTCGCCATAACGCCGGTGGCCGCTACAGCATCTTGCAACGGGGGCGTCCCCGTGATAATGTCATAGTTTTTCAACACTGCAAGCGCGGGGCGGCTGGTCTGCCCTTTGGTCGTGATCGTGACAGCACCCCAAGCCCCTCCGGCACCGTCCACGTCTGCTAAGGTCGTGACGGCGTGGGCGATGCTTGTGACAGATGCCCCGTCGAATGTCAACACAACGGGCGCGACGTTAACCGCTCCACCGGAGACGCTTATATCTCCGTTGGTCCATCCGGTGACAGACGCCGCTGTCGCCGCCGTGTCGATGAGTCCTTCGATCGTTGCTGCCGAATCGTCGAACGCGATACTCCCGGTCGTGAACGTCTCGCCATTTCGCAGCGTGACAGTAAGCGTCGCGTTGCCGGACGTCTGCGTAGACGTCGCCAGGGAGTGAACCGCGTCCGTTGCAGCGAATGCGGTGGGGATGGCATCATCGAGTCGTTTGACGAGCTCGGACGTAATCCACAAGTTGATCGGCGCATTCGCTCCGAAGGTTTTCGACTGTGATTGGAGGCTAGACATCGCGCCCATAATTGTTTTTCCCTGTTATTGAGTTAGTTGGTGGACTAGGGGAGCTTCAGAGAGGTTAGTCGCTGAGTGAGTAGTTGGCAGTAAGGACGTTGGCCGCGACAAGTGCGGGAGGCGTCCCGAAAAGAGCAGTCGAGAATAAGGTCCCCGTAGTTCCGCCTTTCGTATTGTCTGAGTTGACGCCGAGCCCCTTGATCGTGACCGTGCTGTTCATCGTGAAGCTCACAGAATCACTAATTGCGCGGGACGCAGCGGCGGAGAACGACAGAGTTTGCCGCACAGCCTCGTCGTAATCTTGGTTCTCGATCCACCCACTGTGCGACGCCATCGTATCGGCCGCGGCGACCCCCGTATAGGATGCGTTGTCAATCAGCAAAGCGTACCACGAAGTCAGCGCGGTGGTGCCACGAAACGACGTATCTAGGACGTAGTGGATCCCGACATCGGTAACGCCATTGTCAAAATCTTCAGCATACAACGGCTTGACGTTTTCGCCACGAAGGAACGCGTCGCGGTGGGCTTGGTTAGTCCAGACGCTTGCCCCTGTCCAACGGCCTCGGATGAGCCCTTGGTTGTGAATCGGTCGCTGGAACAATCTCGACAAGTCGAAATCGTTGTTGAAAACGTTGTGGTCCATTACGAACTACCTCTGAAATAATTCTGCGATTGTGGTTTTGAGTTTTGTCTCGTCGTGCAGTGCCGCTTTTTCAAATTCGATCATATCGAGCCGTTGCGTGAGATCGAGCCTTTCCCACCCGCCGCGCCATGGGTTTATACCCCACCGTTGACAGCATTTCAGCACTAAAAACTTAAACGAGCGTCCATACTTTTCGTAGTCGAACGGGCGTCCTACGCCCGTCGCTGTGACAAAAAAGTGTTACGGTTCGCCTCCTGCTTCTGAGGGTCAATGGCGTTAGCTTCGTAGATGAGGTCCAAAAGCCCTTTGAATTCATACTCCGGGAGCTCTTTTTTTATCGCTTCCTCTACGTCCCCCCAAGTGGATGGGTCGTCGAGGCTCGCCCCCTCAAATTCAACGTTTGAAGGTTCGAGAGTTTTCAGCAACAAGTAACCCCACCGTTTCCGCGAATACTCTTTTTTACGCGCCAAGAATTCAGGATGTTTATAATCGGGTTGCTTTCCTTTTGGCGTGAACACGAGTTCGTTAGGGAGGGGTTCAGGGAAAGGGCAAGCGTCGTCAAATTCTTCCATCGTCCACACCGGCCGACCCCAGAAGCCAATCAGGTTCGGGATTCGGTTACCATCATCGTCGAGGATGCACTCACCTTTCTTAGCCTCATCCGTAGTCTCTGTGTGAATCTTCCAGCCTCTCTGGATGACGAACGGGCCATAGACCGCGTCGTCGTTGTTGACTTCAATTCCGTCGACTTTCATACCTGCGCCTCTAGTTTTTATTCAGAAAATCAAGTGCGAATGCTGCCGCCATCCCCACCACCGAGGTGAACAAGACCCACAGTACAGCGTTCTGGTTGGCCCGAGATCGCTTCAGACGATCGACGTCGATTCGAATCCCGTCATGGTTGCCGTCACCATATTGGTCACTCTGCAGCTGCTCCACGTCGCGGATGAGGGTGTCGAGTTTTACATCCATTTTCGTCAGCTTTAGCGACACCGCCGTCAGATGCTGTAGTTCGTCGTTAGGCATTTGCCACCCGCTCAATCGCATTCCGGCACGCTTTTATTGATCGCTTCATAACTTGTCGCTTGCTTTCAGAGTCTTCGTGCTTGTACGCGTCAGCCTGCGCCTCTACTTTTTTCAAAGCTCGCAATATAGCGTGCAGATCCACCGATGTTTTATCGTTCGTCTTGAGGTCAAGCCGAGGACCCCAGGTCACTAAAGGGATAGGCCCGATCGTGGACGTTGGCGGCGTTTTTACGTCCGACGCTACGTGGCCTGCGCTGGCGTATATCGCGACATGGAAGCCTGGTATATTGATTTGTTCTTGCACTATCACTATCCAGGACTCCAATTCACTTCGAACCAATTTGCTCCTAATTTCGACAGGATCAAAGTGTCCTCCACTTGGTTTAGTACGACGTCTGCCTTCATATGCACGTTGCCGACGCCATCTTTTACTGTTACGTTTGACGTCCCAAAAAGTCCTTGAATTACTAGCCAATCCCCGTTTGCACAGCCGTTAATCGTTTGCACGTCCTGCGCAGACGACGCGTCAAGGTAGACCCTCCCCACCTCATCGCTGACGGTTATTGTAGTCCCTGTAACCGTTATGGTTTCCTGGTTAGAGACGCTGAGCTTTCCGGTGTCGAGGTAGTCTGTCGATTTCGATTCACGCGGTGACCCTGCATCGTTAACTAGCGGCCTTACTTTCGCCATCTACGTGATCTCCCCAACTTCACGGAGTACCAATTTCATCTTCGTGCTGCTTAACGCAACCCCGACGAGGAAGACAACATCGCCCGAAGTGGACGGGGCGGTTTTCGTCAAACGGGCGGCGGCGGCGGCACTCAAAAAATACTTGTCGCCGAACGTCAACCCTCCGGAGCCGCCCGTCACCGTGTCCCACTGGCCCGTGGTCGCCTCAAGTACTCCGCCAACCGCGATGCTACCTGTGGCTGCCGTCGCTATTGTCGTGTCAGCCACAAGCCCGATCACGTACGAAGTCGACACCGCGTCGGCTTTCGCTTCGTTAACCTCCCCCGAGGCTGATGAGTAAACAGGCTCCCCGATTACTATCGATCCAGCGTTGCCGTTTTCGAGGTCAACTACGCTACTACTTCCCCCGCCTGTCCCGCTCGCTGAGTAGTATCCAGCGACGGTCCACACGTCATCCGTCGTCTCATCCGTAACCAGTATAACCGTGTCATACTGCTCAGTCAATACAAACGTTGTAGACCCGTTTATCGTATCGGACCCCGCGCGGGTCACTGTAACCGCGTTGGTGGATGAATCTTCTTTCGTGATGATCAAAATTCGTCCGGCGATCCCCGACGCAAGCGGCAGCGTTAAGGCAATCGCCCCGGACGTGGCGTCCGCGTGATGGTAGGTTCCGATCACGATCGACCCGGTAGCCGTGTGGTGCTGGTCCCGCACTATCAGCGCTGTATCGTCTACAGATTCAACCGAGTAGGTCGAGACATTCGGCATATGATTTTTTGTTTGTTGGCCCGGCTTTTAGGGGCGGAATCGATTACAATTCGACACCCCCGCCGGGGATTTATGTCGGACCTAGTAGATCACGCCGACCGCGTCCGCGTCGTTCGTGACTGACGTGATTATGGGGTATTTCGCGACGCACAAGCCTGAGAAAGTCACGATACCATCTTGGACGCTTGGTGAAATCGACGTGAAAGCGAATTGAGGGAAAATCATAACCTCCGCCTGCTCACTCCCGCAGTTAGGCGAGTCGATGACGTAGATATCCACCGAGTATGGCTCGCACACTCCGCCGTGGCTCGAAGGGAGCCAATCCGCTGCAAAGCCCAGCTGGTGGAGAACTTCCCATGGTGTTTTATCATTCGCTCCGCCCTCGGCGACTGAAGTTTCAGCCCTCATCCGTGAGAATTCGAAAGCCGCCGAAACCGTCATCTCTTGTTCATCACCTTGCTTCAGCCCGACGATAACACCTCTCGATTTTCGGACTTCTGGGTTTGCACCTTCGTCCCATTCGAGATCGCCCGTGTCGATCTCGAATTCAAGGCGTCGAGGATACCACGTAATGACGGCATCATCTGCAGGTACGGACCCTGTAGCAATCGCCGGCGTGAACGTTACCTCCCAAGTGTCTGTCCCGTCCTGAACGGCAGCGACTACGGCCGTACTGGCCCCGCCAGTAAGCGAAGTGGCAACTGAGGTCAACGTGTTGGTTGACGTGTTCGCGAAGGTAGCTGCCATTGTGATGGTGTGGGGTCCGTCTCCTGTAACTGTGACGTCCCCGGCTGTGATAGATGCCAAACCCTCAAGCGCCGTCTGAACAGTAGCGGACGTGGCGTCGAAAGCGATCGACGATGCGGTCTCCCCGTTCAGGACGAGGTCGAACGTCCCGCCCGTGGCATCGATCGTCAGCGTCCATTGCTGAGAATTTTGCGTAGCCGTCACCGTGCGAATCGTAGGGATTCCTGCGGTCGTGAACCTAGCGCCAATGGGTACAAGTGTGCGCGAATCTCGGAGGACGTGAGTATCAACACCAAGCGATGTATCACTCACCGCGGGGGTGGCTTCGTTGATCGCCGACGTCCCGCTGAAACCGTCCTGAAAACCAAGGGTCATGTCTTTCAGGTCTTTGATTCGATTCGCTGGCATTGTTTTTTCTTTCTAAAATTTGCCGTCGTAACTAGCGGCGACCGTTGAATGTAGTTTGGTATCTGCCGCCGAAGGTTTGAGGTGAGTAACCCTAACGCCGTCGCTCGCGTCCGTCAGAGACAGGTTCCCGATGTCGATTAACCCGGTCGCTCCGTAATCTTTTACCAGGAAACACTTGTCCAGAGCTGCAGTAACTTCGCCGACTGCGTCTAAGTGGGCGTAGTTGTTGTTTGAAATGTCGGATGAGATCACAGCAAAAACACTAACGTCCACCTTATGGCGGGTTGGCGATTGTTTCTGGATGTCCGGGCCCGAAATGGTGAACTCCACCCGCGTCGATGCTGACTCCCACGCCGCTGTTCGCTTCGGGTTTAACCCTTCAACGACGGTTGCAATCGACGCAGCGTCCATGTCAGCAAGGATGGACACAGCGAAGCTCGCATAGGTCCACCGCTGCCAATACATGTTCGCCATCATTAACCTTAAAAAACAAGGGGCATAAAAAACCCGCTCGGTCTGTTAAGACGTCGCGGGTTTGGGTTTCACAAGTCGGCGTCTTACGCAAGCAAGACGCAAAGCAGATCGACGTCTAAGACGCTTACGCCCGCAAGTAGATCGACGTTGAAACGCCACCCACCCAAAGACGAGTCGTACTGTCGGACGATCCGCAGGCCGATACCCTCGAAGTTTACAACCGCTGAAATAGCGGTTCCACCCGCCGATACATCCTCCATCGGGCGGCTCACAAACGCGATGGCGTCGCGGTGGAACACCGGGTTCATCGAGCCTGAAGGTCCGGGGAACGCCGTCGCTCCGGAAGCGACAGTCGCCTCCAAAGGTCGGTCAAGCAGCACCGTCGACGTAGTCGCCGTGGTCGCCGAGCGTTCAATGATCGTGTACGAATGCCTTGACGTTGTTCCGAAACTTATGATCTGACCGACTTGCAGTTGCTTGCCACTCGTGTGGGTGAATACCATTTCTTTCTGGTAGCCCGCAGCCCGCTCAGTTGCCTCGTTTGTGCAGGCCAAGTAGTGCGTGATCACCGCCGTGTCAACGACCGCATATTTCAGAGCTTCGTTCAGCGTGATCGAAGTCGTACCCGTCGTGGCCGTCAAGTAGGTTGGCTGGTCGTTGCCCGCAATGTTGACGTACTCACCAACTTGGTAGTTGGTCCCGGGATCGGTGACGGTCATAGCCGCAACAGAACCAGCGGCATATCCGCCGGAGTTGTTGACCGCCGCCGATTGAGTGTCGGCGTTCGCTGCTCGCACGTAGTTCACGTCTTGCGACATAATTACCGACGTGTTGTACACCGTCCCGACGACGCCAGTCCGTAACGTTGCCTGATCTTGGCCCCGCTCGTTCGCCTTCATAAACTCCGAGTTTTCCATCAACTTCGTTTGAGCCGTGTGGTGGACGATGGCTGTACGAATGCCATCCGCTGGGGCCAAATTGTCGAACAGGACCTCCTCAGCTTCGAGAATGAATGCGGAAGCGTTTGAGGTTGTGAGAGCCCCGAGGCGTCCCGCTCGTTTTTCTGGCGACCCTTGCTGCAGGAACGCATGTACTCGGCCGAGGATGGCGCGATTGATACCGCTGGCGATCGTCATCATCGCGGGGCGTGCGTGCGTTCGAGTTAGTTCTGCAGTCGACAGAGCTTGCTCTTCGTCGCGAATGACGAACGAATCATAGAAATACTGGTCGAGGACAACAGGAACCGCAACGAGGTCGGCATCAGCCGCTACGTAGCTGTCGGTGCCTGTCTTGCGGCGAATACTGCGCTTCGCGGCTCGCCACGCGTTGACTTGATTCCCCGCTCGCGCGAAATTCGGCGCGAATTGACGGTTGACGGCCATCAATGCGGGGGTCTCTTCCATAAGGATTCGGAGACCGACAAGAACCCAGAATTGTGGTAAGGCCGCGGAGTTGTCATTTGCCACTTTATGTACTGCTTTCGTTTAGAGGTATCTGCCCGCGCGAACTCTATTAGCTGCGAAGGAGTGCGTCGGCCGACTGCTCAACCAGCGCTGGATTTTGATGCATCGCTTTGAAAAATTGTGTCGGGTCTTTTAACATCTTGGAAAAGTCAAGGTCTCCCGACGGGGCTCGTCCCCCGCCACTTGATTGACCACCCGTTCCGCCCCGTTGTGTCGCTTTGAAGAGGGTCCCGTACGCCTCAACGTTCCCTTCCATGATTTTCACAGCATCTTCAACCGAGATTTCTTGGTCTTTCGTTACGTGACCATTTTCGTCCTCGACGTCCATTTTCACCGTCACGCTTCCATCGTCGTGCGTAGTCGAGAGCGGCCTAAGAACCATCGAAATAAGGTTTGCCGCTTCCGGTGAAACAGCTTTCGGGCCTGCGTGGATAGCGAATTCGTGGTCCTGCTTTGCTGTGTCAAACAGTTGTCTATTGCTGGTCGCAAGGGCTTCCGCCGTTTGCAGTTTTTCAGACGCGGTTTTGTTCGCGGCCTCTAAACGCTCTCGGTCGGATTGCATGTCGGCTAGCGTTTGTTTGACGTTGTCGGCCACGTCGCCGACCTCTACGTCGTCACCGAGACCTGCCATCAATTCGTTGACCTGATTTCGGAGGATGTCCGTTTGCTCTGCTCTCTTTGTCAATTCTTGGATTTGATTCTGTAGCCCCCTTTTGTGTTCCGCCTCAAGCTGGTTCCGGACGTCTCGCGGCAAGTCGTCGAGAGAAGTTATCGTCGCTGGCTTCGTTGGCGCAACTGAGGGTTCACCGAGAGGAGGTGTTGGGGACGCTTCCTGGTTTGGCAAGTCTGACATTTAGGTCTCACACCGGGCTCCATAAACTCACGGGTGAAACTGACAACCGCCCTAGCGTTAGCTATCGCACCCACCGGGAGGCAAAGACAGCCCCCACGCAATAGTTAAAACGCGAGATTGGCGAATTTGGCACTAGACTTTTCACCTTAACCCCTAAGGATGTGAAAAATCGCATTATCGTCATCTAGGAACGCTTGCAGATACTTCCACGCCGTCGCGGACGTGAAAAAATGCGACGTGTGTTTCGGAGGCATTCGGTTCCGATCGAGCGACGCACGGGTGGAGGCAGCTCCGTCCGATGTGAGCTGCAAATTCTCGAACTCTTGATCAGGTAACTTCCCGCTCAGCAAACTGATAGCTTCCTCGCATTGCGCATAAAATACCCGGTCCGGACACTCACCGGCAACGTTAGTGGTTGCCGGAACACTCGCTAGCACCCCGTCGATAAGAAACGTCGCGTCGGGGGTCACAACCGGACGAACCCCGTGACCTTCTCCACTCACAGAGGACCCGGAGAACGTGAGGACGACCGCGTCCGTGGTAAGCGGCCCACCTGTGACCGCGATGTCACCTGCAGTGTATCCCGACAGAGAGGCCATCGCGGTGTCAATGGCTGTTTGTATCGATGCGGCGACGGCGTCAAACGCTATCGCCGCTGTCGTGTACTCGGAGCCGTCTTGAGTTGTTAGCTTCACGGTCACATTACCCGCGGAGGGGTTAGTATCGTATGCCGCCAAGGTCTGGACAGTCGAAGGGGCATCGTACGTGGCTTCGTCCGAATCTCTCGGCCACTGCTTGGGTTGGGTTGCGTCTGCAGATTCAAGCGTCGCTACCGTCGCCAGTGCGTCCGCGACCAGTGCGTCATATACTGGCTTCTTGTAACCCGTGAACCGCAGCGAGTCTAGGGACCTAGCGGCTTGTGTCATTGCCATCAACTTGTCAGCGTCGGATGCCCCTACCCAATCCGTAGAGTAGAGTCGATTCGCGAAATAAGTATCCGCGTCGTCTATTGATCGGTAGTATTCTGTTCGATTCGCCATTATCTTTCCTATTTTTGGTCGGTGTTTTCGGGTCGGCCCGGAGCCGCTGGTTTTTTCAGACTCGCGTCGCCGTTGATCTCACCCTCGCGAGTGAGTTTTTCACTGCCGACGCCCGCCTGTCCGTCTTCGTTACCCCTCGTCGCGGAGTTCACTTCCGACTGGGCGGCGACGACCATTTGAGCCCGTTTTGCGGCGTCCTCTAACGCTTTTTCGCCTTCGCCTTCGTTCGCCCCGATTGCGCGGGCCGCGGTCTCTACACTCCACACCCCCGAGCTCGCCGCTTGCAGGACGGTCTTTGGGTCTGAGATTGCGTAAGGGGCTTCGTCAATTTCAGCCTTCATCGCGTCAATGTCCTGTATAGACTTCGACCCTCGGTGGAGGATGTCCACGGCGTCTTTCGCGGCTTGTTTCTTCGCGAGCTGCCCAACGATGACGGACCCCAACGCCACCATTGCCGACGCATCTTCTATTCGCTCTTTCGTCGTCTTTAGGGTCCAGGTGTCGGGATAGTTGACGGTTGGAGGCTTATTCGATTGAGGCTGGTTCTCGAATTTAACGTAATGATCCCAACACCGTTGCTCACCAGATTCGAGCTCGGCCCCGATAGACGCGAGCCCGGACTCGATCGTCCCCTCTTCGCCGATGTCGGCGACGGACCCAATCACGAGATCGTGAATCTCTTTCTTCATCTCGCGGCGAAGCTCTAACGACAACTTCATGGGTCCAGTCGGCGGCGCAATGTAAGATGGTGACTTATCCGTGTAATATATACCCTTCAGCGATCCCGCGCGGACTGTGTCATCACCTTTCCCACCCCGCAGGTGCGACCCCGCGCCTCCCTTCGATCGCTGCCGGACCAACGTGGTGTAGTTCGCGTCGATGGCGTATGACGAGTCCGCTGAGATCATATTCAGGTACGTGATCTGATACGAGCACGCTTCCGCGATGATCGAATCACCAATGTCATAGCTGACGAACGGGATGGCATCGAGTAAAGTCTCTTGCGGGTCACCTGTCGGGCTCCCTTCCCGGTCCAATTCGAGCTTGCTGACGAGGCCCCCCCGCTCGTCATCCAACCAGAAAAATTGCCACGAAGGTTTGCAATCCGTGTGGCCTGTTAACAGATTAAATTCGTGGTCAAAAGACCGTACAAGGACATACTTCCAATCGGATGGCGAATCCGAGTCGGCTTCAATCAGGATCGGGGTGTCCTCTACGGAGTACGGAGTCAGGTAAGGCCTGAAGTCTTTCGGAATGTCCGCCTTACTGAGTGGGCGGCCGAGGTCCGGCAGCTTCGGTGCGTTTACCATGCACCCAACCGAACCCATCACGAGTAAGTCTACTAACATCCTTCGCGTTAAAAAACTATTCATCGAAGCACCTTTCGCGTCGATGCCTCGGCCAACTCCGCGAACGGATTCCTGCCAGGTTTTCGAGCCATCCCGCCGGATGACGTCGGGTAGACGCTGAGCTATTGCGTTGACAATCCCCCTCACTTCTCGCTTCGCGTAGGCGGGGATCGGTGTCATCTTCAGACGCCGGGTGAAGTCCGCCGGGTCTTCTTTGCCCGCGAACTTTTCGAGGTATGTATCTCGAAAAGCCGTTCCACCTTTGTAACAGTCTCTCCACAGTTTCCAATCTGTCTGTAGAAACGCGTCGCCGCCTGCGGTTTGTTCTGCAATACAATTGCGGAGGACAGGCAGGAAGGTATCGATAAATCCAAACATGGTTTTTACTCTCGTATTTCGTCGTCGTCAGTATGTAAATCAGGGTCCTGAATTTTCAGCGCAATTTCAGCGTAAGTAAGTGCATGGGCGTAGTGATCCGAGTCGCCATCTAAGTATTTGGCGAAGTAGTGACCTTGAATTTTTTGCATGGTGCGGACGGGCGCCTTCAGCTGATCGCGGAGCTCCATAGTAACATCTGTAGGGAAGCTGATCGCCCCATTGATGATCCGGCCGAGTGATTTCGTCATCCACCCGACGTTGTCCGTCTTTGAAACGTTCGCGCCGTACTCGTCATTGATGAGTCGGATGTCTCGACCACCGGTTGACAGCGTCGTGTTATAGTAGTTGGCGTAAACCGCCCCGGCGAATCCCTTCGCGAACGACCGGGCAGACGTCGGTTGAGGGGCCGCGTCAATCACACACATGCGGACGCAGTAGATATGCATCAACTCCGCCAATTCCCCCCAATTGTCCTGCAGTATTTGTCCGAACCCTACCAGCTTCCCGAACGCTTTGTCGTTCGGGTCCCCCGGCTTCGCAGCGTCGAAAACCCAGTTGACAGCAACCCAATGGTGTAGGGGTCCGCCTTGATCGATTCCTAACGTTACGTAAGAGTTATCGACGTCAAAAGGTCCGACGTCGTTCGTGGAGTACAGGCCGTGCTTTTGGATCGCTTTGTCGATGTCGGCGTCGGTCACCTGGAACTGGTCGGTGATGTAAGGGAGCCCGGCGCAGTCGTTCCAGAAAGTCCTACTCGCCGCCTCGTCCCCTCGGCTCCGTAGAAATTTGAGTGAGATTTTATAAGGAGCCACCGTTGGCGAATACAGCTGAGGGAGATAGAAACCCCGGTTCAGCTTCATCAACTCTGGTCCGCCGTTCGTCTGCTCCCACGCGGCCGTTCCGCCTTGCGACCTAGTCGCGAGCCAGCTGCGCCCTTGTACCTTCTCTTCGTGCGGAAGCTCCGCTCCACACGCATAGCAGATTATCCGTGAGTTTTTCAGTTCGGGGTCGCTCTCGTGTTCCCCACATAGCTCGAAGCTGTCAGGCCACCTTAACTCTATACGCTCTCTGCAGCTGGGGCAGTCGAATCGGAAGTGTTCTTGTGTCGATCTCAGATATTGTTTGTGGATACCTTTATTCGGGTAGAGCGGCGTGGAGAACCCCCAAATGATTGTGTCGTCGTTTTTTTGGCCGCTTGACCGTTCCTCGGCCATGTAGATTTGCTGGTCGGTCCATTCGTCGAGCTCGTCAAAAATGAGCCGACCGGACGACGTACCTTTTAGGTCCGCGGAAGAATTAGCACCGAGAATGTGAATCGTTGCGTTTCCGAATTGCTTAGTCTCGACGCTGTTGTTGGTGCACCGCCCTGCTAGGTACTCAGATAGATTGATAGCAGGTGAGAAACGTGTTTTCGAAAACCGCTCCGCCATTTTTTTAGTTGGGAAATAGTATATGACGTCGCGGTGGTGGTAATCCGCCTCGAAGGTTGCAATCGTTATCCCGCCCTCGGTGAGACCGACTTGCGTCCCTTTCATAATCCAGTTATTTTTTGCGCGAGAATCGAGAATCCCTTCGATGTAGGGGTAGTCCGGAATCGAGTACTTACAGCCGTCTTGCATCACGCGACGGGCGGGGGCCCATCGGCTGCATACGTCATAATTTCGGTTCAGCATCGCCTCACCGGTCAGGTGTAGCATTTTCCCTAAGATGTTGACCCACCTCTGAAATAGTCGATCCAACTTCTCCGGATCTGTTTACGCTCTTTCTTTTTGAGCTTTGCGGGCTTCGCGTGATCGCGGAACTTTACCCAATCGAGCGACCCGGTGAATGAGTGTGATATTTCGCCTTTAACCATGATCAGGCACGCAGGGTACATCGCATCGAGCTTTGCTTCCACCCTCAACTCGTCCCACTTCGGCGGGTCCTCGGACTCATTGAGCTCGTCGGCTTCGTTATACTGTACGTAAAAAACCCGGTAGTCTTTCGGGATCTCGCCGATGAGGGTTTTACAATGGACGCACCCCTCGAACCCGATGATTAGGATGACACCCTCGTCCCGCCCTTCGAGAAGGAGAGAGGGGTAATCCGAATGGGGTTTCTCTTTTTCCTGTCTGTCTTTGTGCGGTTGTACATACAGGTCAGCCCCTCGAACCGACGTCGTAAAAGCGGCGAACGCGGCAAGGGTCAAAGTGAGCCACAGCATTATCGGAACATCTTTGAATTTCCATCGCAGCATTTCGTTTACCTTCGATACAGTTTGTGGCGAATACGCTTAGCATTCGCGCCGGTGTATAGTGACAACGCGTAGCAATCGTACCAGTCTTTTACCATCAAATCGAGCACGTAATCGTCGACGCAAAAAGCCCCTTCAGGTAGGCCGAACGGACGCGGTCCTTCGTTCCACACACCGTGGGAATTGTGAACGACACCTCCCCTACGGGTCTCAGCCAACACGGCCCCGGACAGCAGCATTGCGTGGCGCCATTCCTTGCGACCGCCTCCGCCCCATCGCCCACCGAGATACGGATCGCTAAAACCTAAGCTGTCTCGCGTGTCGTGGAAAGCGTAGCTTGAGCAAAGTACGACCACCTGCCTAGCACAAATAGCGTCGAGGGCTTCCTCTCCGGACAGGACGTTAGATATCGACTTCACAGGGTGTTGACGGCAGATTGGCTCTAACCAATCAGGGACCCCCGCGTCTCTGTAGAGCCTTGATCGGTCGGGGCTGTAACCAGTCAGGTCAATCGTATGCCCGTTCCGTGTATATTTCTGGCGATGTAGGAATCCAAATTCATTCGCGAACCTCGCCCCCCAAACCCCTCTTGACCCCGCTCGACCCGCGAGCCTGTTGACTTTCTTTGGGTCTGATTGCTGGCCGATCTCGATTCGAGACCCAGCATACACCATCTCTACCGACGTTTTTCCGAGCCACTTCTCCTGTTTGCCGAGCTCGTGTATGTTCGTCGCGGCAAGGATGTCGCCCCCTAACGCAACCGCATGTGCTAAGCAGTCGCCTTCACCAACTTCCGTGTGGTTCCCGAACTCATCAAATATTCCGGTCTGGTCGTGAGGCGCAATCTCGCCGAGCTCGCGTGCCAGATTGTGGTGGAGGAATACGTTCGTTTTTGAGGCTTTAGCTGCGCCTCGAAACGCGGAGAACTCGCGATAGAACCGAGCTCGGTCAGCTCGCCGCACAATGGGCGGCTCCGCGCCGTAGTAGTGTACGTGCGGATTGAAAACCCACTTTGGCGCACCGCATAATCGATTCGCTGAAGCGACGCTGGCGGCTCCCCCTATCAGCGATGCAAGGGCGGATCGTCTATTCATAAGGCCCTCTTTCGGTTATGACGCGAGGATGTCCAATGCGTCGGCGATCTCTCGCCACGTTTTTCGGTACTGGCTCGGCGTGTCAAGCTCTCCGGCGTCGCCGAGTCGGTCGATCTCTGTGCCCATTGCGTCGAGAAACGGAATCCAAACCTCAAGGTCGCCATTTAACACTGCGGAGTTAGCAATAGCCGTAGCGTCGAGGATTTTATCGACTTCGATCTCTGACTCGGCGAGTTGGCGGAACACGCCCGCCATAGCCCGAAGCTTCGCAGATCGGTTTTCAGCTTTGGGCACCAACGTCGCCCACAAGTTTACAGCGGCTTGCATCTTACTGGGTGCTACTGTCGGACCCTTCACTGTGATGACTTGGTGAAAGAGGAAAGCCTCCCCGCCTTTCGCGCCTGCAAGCACAAGCCGGAAAGACTCCCCGCTACTCGACGGCCGGGCGCTGAAAAAAGCGACACGCGATTTAGCCATCACGCGGAAGTCGGGTGTTTTCGGGATGATCTCCCACACGAGTGAATCGACGTTGCTCGCGAACGCGGAAAACTCAACAAGCTCTCCGACTTCGCAAGTTAGCGGGGCGCTGAGCTCGATTCCTGGTTTGACGTCGATGATCTCCACTGGCTCGGCCTGCCGAGGAGTCTTATCCAACACACCGGGACCTCCTGAGGGTTGACCATGCGTCAATCCACTCAAGGCGAACGCTGTGCATAGGGTGATGATTTTAAGATTCATAGCGGCTCCGGGTGGTTTAGAAAAAGAGTCAAAGCCTTGTGGTTGGTTACCGCTCGGAAAGGGGCGTCGAGGTTTTTGCGCGTAAAAACAGGTTCATGACCAGAACGGCAATTGTGACGTACGCCGAATACTGCGGATTCGCGGCCAGCAGGTCCTTGACCCCATCCGACTGTAAGAGTGCTAGGATCGATGCAATCGCACCGCCATTGAATTGCATTGTGTTCGATTTCGCGGTTCCGCGAAGGATTTTTCCAAATCTGCTCATTTGATTTTTTCCTGAGTGGGGTTTCGAAAAGAAGGTTTGTGTCAGTATATCCGGCGGCTCCGGTTGTGTCAACTAGACTATTTCGCTGTCCCTTTTCGGAACTCCGTCGCCGCAATTTCGCCGATCTGTTTCGCGACGTCCGCGTCGATGATACCACCCTTGACGTCAACGTTTAGATTGATGGTCTGATTTACCGCAGCTGAGGTGTCGCCTCTGGCCGCGTTTCGTGCGGCTTGGTTTTGGCGGACCGATTGGCTCGCGGTTGCTATCCCTTGGTCCGGGCCTAGGCCAGCTCCTGCGGCGAGTGTCCCGGCCTTGGTGAACCCCGCAAGCTCGTTAACGAGTTTTTCGATTCTCCCGACGCGTCCGGTGAGGGTGTCACTCCCTGTACCTTCGCCGATTTTCGTTTTTACGATCCCGATTTGATCTTTCAACTTTGTGCGGAGCTCCTCAAGTCCCTCGACTTCACCCGTCGTAACTTTTCCATCCCTAAAGACCTCTATGACCGCGTCCTGAAATGCTTTTTCAATACCACTCAAAGCTTTCGCACCGCCGGGGATCGATCCGAGAGACGTAGGACTTAGTACGCCCCTCAAGCCAGCTGAGAAATTATCTTTAAGCTTCCCTAGAGTCCCTTGCTCGGCGAAGCTTTTCGCACCCCCTTGGATGTTTTTTCGAGTCTCTTCAAACAGTAACTCCGCTTTTCTAGCATTCCCTTCTTGCCTTCCTTGGCCAGCGTCCAACGACACTATACGTTGCTGTTCTGCTAACAGCTTCGAATTAGAACGTATCTCAACCCCCCGATTCTTCTCAATTTCGAGAAGCGTCTCCATCGCATCAACGAGGTTTTGGGCCTCCGACTTTTGACCTTTCAGCGCCTTTTGTTTCTGCTCCGCAAGCTCGGCGTCTCTTTTCAAGCCCTCTTCTATGTTTTTTGACGCGTTGCCTTGGTTGTCCCCTACCTTTTTGTCCTGAAAATCTTGCAGCTTCTCGGCAGCTGATCGGCTATTTTTTGCTGCGGACTTTTCGGCTTCGTCGACCTTCGCTAATGTGTCTTTCGCAAATTCTAGTTGGTCTTCAGCTCTTCTTTGTGCCTCCGAGTTAGCTGCCTTAGTTTTCGTGAGCTCAGTGCGTTTGAAGGCTAATTCTTCTCTCCGAAGTGATAAGTCAAAGTCATCCTTGGCACCAGACAGATTCTCACGCAACTGGAGTGATTCTTTCACGTCCTTCGATCGCTCGATGATACCTTCGAAAGTAGCGTCAACGTCCCTGAGTGATTCCGCGACGCCTAGTAAGTTCGCGGCTAACGTGGCTACAGACCCGACGGCGAGCGCAACCCCCGCCCCTGCAGTGCCCACGCTGGCTACGAACGTAGCCAACTTGGGGTCAACTGCGTCCAACGCCTCCGCGAAAAATTTCGTCCCTTCGCCCCCAGCCTCAAACGCGCCTTTTACCTCGTTCCCTGTCTCTCTTGACTTCTTCTCCAGCTTCGCGAGTGAGGTTATAGCCCCCAATACGTCGAACTCAACTTTCGTTTTTTCAGTCGCCACTTATTCCCCCTTCACCGACTTTACAGCTGGTTGCGGTAGCTTCACTTTTGCATTTCTGATGGAGTTGAAACCTGCCTTCACAAACCCGACTCGGTCCTCCACTATGCCTATGTGTTCGAGGTCGCTTTCCCACTCCCACCCGTAACGCTTCCCTGGCTCAAGGAACACCTCGGCTTTAGCCTCCGTGATCCCTAGCGTGATTCTAGACGCCACGACCGGGTTTATCTTGAACGACGTAAAAGCCTTAGCAGCCAGAAAAAGGAAAGAAGCGCGAGCCGCACCAGACCAAACAGGGATAGGGTCGACTGTGTGCAAGACCCACGTTTTCAACTGCTCCCTCGTGAATTCAACCATGTGGTCGTGGATTAGTCGCTTCGTAGCCTTGAGGTCAGGTGATGGAATTCTGACGTCCACGCTTACACTCACCTTCGGAGCCACTAGACCACCTCGTCCGCTGTGATAATGAAAGCAGTCCCATTCTCGATCGTCGACGACTTGACGTGATAATTGATCCCTCCGAATGTCACGAAATCCTCGTTGTCGACCTTGGCGAACGTTACATCCTTCGACCACAAAATAAACGTAGTCTGTCCGATATCTTGTTGAGCAGCTTGCGCCCTCACAATCCGTGAGTATTTGGTCGGTTCTTTCACGAGCCACCTCACGGTGGTCGTAGACGTAACGCCAGCGACGTCACCCGTCTCAGGGTCTACAGAGGCCTCCCCAGTCCGGCGAGTAATTGAACCCGCCTCACCCCTGCGTCGTGTTACAGCGTATGCTACGTCTGCGCTCATTATCGCTCAACCCCCAACTCTGATTTGGCCACTATCTCAAGTTGCGCCTGTGTCTCGATAATCGCAGCGGATGCGTCTAGAGGCTCACCCTCTAATCGCTTCAGGATCGAACCCAGAACGTCGCCGACAATGCCGTTGTATTTCCAGACCTCGTCGACAGGCACCACTCGCCGCTCGTGGATTTCTTGGTCTTTGATTTGTTTTGTTAAACTCGAAATGTGCTTGCTGATCCGCTCTTGCCCGGCGACATTCTCGTTTAGCCTCGCATCCGCGTAAGCTTCGACCATATCGTTGTACACTTCTCTGAGCGTTTCGGATAACGGCCTGTTATGATCCATGGACGATCTCTTGAATGAGCGGCTTGATTTTCCGCAATCGCCGGACGTGCGCGGCCCTATCTTCACGGGTCGTCTGCGTGCGGTACGACTCGATCAACGACTCAACCGCTTCTAAGTTCTCGCCCGAAAAATGCTGACTCCAGTCGATTACGCGTTTATCGCCGACTTGCCCTTGCAGGTCGTCCGGCAAAGGCTCCCTAGCTGCCTGCGATTCTATCTGCACCGCTGCGTAGTTGCTGCAATCTATATATACGCAGATTTGAGGTATCGCGTCCCGTTTTTTCCCGGAAATTTTATCAACTGTGTGTCTTGGCATCGATCCGGACGAACAATGCAGGTCTTCAGAGGCCCTAGTTGCGCGGGTGCTACTACCCCGCCCGCCCGCTATATTGACGACGGATCGCAGCACGTCAGAGCACGCAGCTCGAACAGCGAGGTACGCGTAGTTTCGGACGTAGATCGACTCGCCCTCGTCATCGAAGAAAAACTTATCGGCAACTTTAACTAGCCGCAGGTAGGCTTCAGATAACATGTCGCCCCGCAGTTGCTTGACGTATTCCGGCTTCCGACGCACGAAAGTGTCTACGTATTTCTCGGCGTAGGTTGCGTATTTCTTGACGAATTCGTCCCGAGCTCTTGTGTCGCTCATCGCTTCCTGTATCCTAGGGCCACCATCAGCCTTCGGACCCTTTCCCGTAAAATTTCGTTTGTGGGGTCAATTTCGCTATTGTCAATTATGACGTCTGCAACTGACCTGTCAATGTTGAAAGATTCTTTGGATTCTGGCGGCTGCCTCCCGAACGCGTCAACCCAAATCGTCAACCCAAACAGATGTTTGGACGCCCGGTACTCGCGATGGCTCCGCATCCCTACGTATACGGGGCCTTTTCGGATTATATCCCGCGCGAGCTTCGCTGGGTCCTCGCGGTTGTATTCGGCGATTGCTTGGTGCCACAGCTCGCGGTAGTTGTGCCGGTCGGCGTAGCACGCCTCCAGTGTTGGGTAGCTCAGCCCTTTCTTTTCGAGGTAAGGTCGGCAAACGCTTTCAGCAGCTGCCCATGACGACGACTCATACTGTAGTCCGAAATCATCTCGCATGATCTCTGCGACTGTGTCTTTACCGTGACGTCCGTGGCCGAGGATCAAGAGGGTCGTCTGGGGTGCCCATCTCAAGTGGGGTGCGTAAGTCATATATCTGTCTCTCCCAATATCATGTCTAAGGTTTTACCTGATACGAAAACTTTTTCTCGCTTATTTCTCGCTGTAGCTTTATTGACATCGACCCTTTGTGTTTTTTGGAAAAGGTAGAAAAAGCCATCGGGTGCGGCGTATTCGCTGACCAGCACCGCTACGTCCCTGCAGTCGAATCCTCTAACCCAGTCCCAAAAATCTTTGTGATCGATTTTCGATTTGTAGCCAGTTGTGCCGAGGTAAGGAGGGTCGCAATAAACCAAACTGTGTTCCGGGATTTCGAGGTCTGCATAGGACCCGCACCTTATGTCTACGCCTTGGATCAAACGTGCTTGTTTGGTCAGAGCCCCCACCGCTCTCGCGGCGTAGTTATTGCCTTCTTTATCTCTGGCGTATCCCCCAAACCACTTACCGCCGAACGTGCAGCCAAACCCCACAAACCCGACAAGCTCAGGTTCGTATCTGTCCTTGTGCTTTCGTATGTCCTGGTACAGCTCAAAAGGGACGAAGTCCGGAGGCTTCCACCCGTTTTGAACCGCTCTGAATAGTTCAATGAGATAGTAATTCACGTCGTTGGCTATCCGACTTGGTGCGTTTACCACCTTATCCATCATGTTGAATCCACCGACGAACGGCTCAACATACGTCCGGGTGCTCTTGAACAAGTCAAACAAAGGCAGTATGTGTTTCGCTAACCTCCTTTTGCTGCCAAGATATCTCAAGCTGGTGCCCCTTCCACTTCGATCCCGATCGCAATGGCTAACGCCCGCTCTGCGGTAGCTCCGGTGGACCTCGACCAACCCGGTAGCATGTGTACGTGGGTTGCGTGTTTGCAGATGAATTCCGTATCCACGGCCAACGCCTCGCGTACACTGAACCCGTGCTCTGTCAAGTCCTCCGTCCCTTCCATACCTGCGGGGTCGAATCCGACGTCAATGTCTCGCTCGGCTGGGTTGAACACGAAGTCCCCTTTCGCTTCGAGCTCTGCTTGTTTCGCCATGAACGCCGGGAAGTTGAATTCGGGCAGATTCCGCATCGGCCCTGCAATGTAAATTGATTTTCGATTTTCGTTTGTCATTCTCACGCGGTTCTCCAAGGTACGAAATGGGTAATACTCTCTTCGTCGATCGTCAATGGCTCAGCAGTTTGCATGTGCCGAATCCCCACGTTCCTCCACTGCTCGGCGGACAATCCGCGGGGATCTGCGTTGAACCTTCTCTCACCGTCTAACTCGCCCGCGAAAACACCTAAACGGAACGCGATGATCTTAGCTTCAACCCCCAGCGATTTCGCGAGCAATGCGAATCGATCGCGTGTGGACTTCCTCACACCTGTCGAGTCGACCACTACGTCTCGACCCGCGAGCACCGCAGACGCCACCATCTGGTTCGCGGTGCCTTTGTATAGCGGCTTCAATGCGGGATCGTACAGCGAGTAGTCACCTCCGTGAACGGCAAGAACAATAGCGTCATCGCTGACTATGATCGCACCTGCCTTCGCCTGATCTCGGGCGTATGTAGACTTCCCAGACGCAATCGGCCCGAATAGTATTTTAATCATTTTAGGGATTCCTCGTTGTTGATCGTCTCATACTCTGGTTTTTTGAAAAGTGCTGTATCATCTTGTATGATACTCGATCGCGACCCGCTTCGCCGAATTTTCTGTGATAAGTCACCGCTTGTAACTCGCGGCCTGCGCGGTATCCCCCACCTGCGTGATACGAATCCTTTGCGCACAGAGCGCGGAAACTCTCAACCAAACACCCGTCATATTCTTTCGTTTCGTGATGGATATGACCAGTCAGCCAGTGCATGAACTCGACTTCGCTTGTGTCTATCTCTGAGTTTGTCAGCATGTCGTTCACCATCGTCATCGGTAGCCGATTCGCGCGAGTTCTATGTCCGTGGTGCATCCCTAATAGGTTAGCGCCGAACAAATGATAGTGGTGTGCGCGGGGTGCGTCCTCCACAATCACGCGGTGCTCGTTTTCGAAATAAGGCTTCAAGATGAAAGGTAGCATAGCAGCCGACTGGCCGTCGTGGTTACCAACCGAGTTGATTATCTTGACGGTTTTGTGCTTCTCCAGCGCCCGGCGAGTGAAGTACAGCAGGCAGTCAACGCCGATCTCTACTACTTTAGTCCACCTGCCATCCGTGTCTAGGATGTTACCGCTCGTCGTCTGATAAGTGTCGTTGTCAAAGTGGAAGAAATCCCCGAGATTGGCTATGATCGCCATTTCACTTTTCGGTGTCTTCTCGATCAACAGATCTGCGCCGACCCGTAAAGCCTCCCGAGCGATGGCCAGATCGTAGTCCTCGCGAGTCTCACGGGACCACGCAAGCATTCCGAGGTGAAGGTCGGCAAGCGCATAGACCGTTAGCAGCTCAGAATCAAGTTTGCCGCTTGGTTTTTTTACCTTCTTGAATTTGCCTTTCTCGTTCTCCCCTAACGCTTCCGCGAAGTCCTGGAGGTCGCGGAGCAAATCCATTTTCTTTGCGTCGGTCTTTATCCACTGCTGGGTTATATTCCCGTCGCCATCGTAGCAAGTTGACGCCCCTTTCAGGTAGTGCGAATCCGGGATGACTTTTGTGAGGTCATGGTCTGGTGACCAGCCTTGCAAAGCTGCATTCTTTTCGATACGTTTGACGCTTGCCGATACAGTGGAGTGATTGCAGCCAATTGCCTTCGCGGCCTTAGTCACCGACCCCGTTGATATGATCGCTTCGAGTAATTCCGTTTGCCGCTCGCTTCGGCAAAAAGCTTTCAACGATTGCATTTTCAACTTAGTTTCGTTTTGTTTAGAATTCATGCGATGTGCTTCCGTCTTCGTCTGTTGATTGTGGTACTTCGATTTGGAATTTTCCACCCGTCGTGGTGACTTTACGTTCTCTGACTAGGTCGACAAGTATGTCTTGCGCTGTCCGCTGGTCTAGCTTCGCCATCATAGCAACGGACGCGGGCGTCTGGGGGGAATTGTAGTATTTGAGGGCGTCGAGGACCGCGTCTTTGCCTCTCAACGTGCTGGTCTCATCGTCCCGCTCATCTGTCACCGTTACGCTCCAGCTGCGGTCTAATAGCTCATCGCTTCGCCCTTCGTATATCTCCGTCCTCCATAGTCCACAATCACCCGCTGCGGAGCCCCCAGCGTTCATGTATAGACTTGCTTGGCCGGATGCGAATGGCTCGGCGTGGGACATCAAAAGCCACTGGCGAGCGAATGCAGATACACCAGACCCATAGAAGTCTGTCAGCTCCATTGGGGTGAATTCTTTCGTTGAATCTTTTTTCGCGTGATGGCAGAAAATCGGCCAGATGTCGAACTCCCTACAGATCTCTGAAATAGAATTCAGCACGTTTCCGATAGCGTACATGTCCCCTACAGGCGCACCCGCCATCGCTAGATACAGCGGGTCAAAAACCGCAACGGTCGGTTGTTGATCCCTGAAGAAACGTTTCAGCATCGTCAAGCCTACTGGATCGACTGGCTTGTTCGTGTGCGCGTTGATCTGGAATGTCGGCAAACGCTCGATTATGAAAATGTCATCGATATCGCGGGGGTTCAGGCCTTTCGAACGCGTGATCCGACCGAACAAAGCTTGCGCTGCGCGTACGCCGATCTCTGCGGTGAAAAATGCCGTACGCTTCGGCTCGCATAGGATGTCAAATTGATTTAGGAATGGCTCCCCTGTTGCCAGCGAGACGGCAAGGTCCGCAGCTATGCCGGTCTTGAATGATTTCTCGCGGCCTCCGATGAATAGCCCCTCTTTGTCAACCAGCAAACCCTTCACGGCGAAGCCGGTGTCAAACTCCATAGCTGACAGGTCCGATAACTTGATCGGATTAAACCCGTAGATATCTTGCAGCGTCGGAGGGGTCGCGCCGGGGATGTCATCAAATTCCACTTCGGCTGATTGCTTACCGAACTCGCCTTCATCCGCGTGGACCGAGCGAAACGCCGACTCTATTTTATGACGTAATTCGTCGGTACTGAACGGGGGGTCTGCCGGAACATACGCAAGTAGGTGCAATGCCTCGTCGCCTGTAACCCCATGACGTGCGAGGTGGCAAGCGGCCCTGAACATCTCCACGTCGCCGCCCGAACCGAGATTAGACCCCTTAGACGATCTGTAGCACGGCTCCCAATCCTCCATGTGCTCGACTAGATGATCTGTAGAGCCCTTTGACTCGAAAGCTTCACTCCACACTTCCGCGACGTCCGCATCGACTGCTTTTTGCTCTTTAAGTGAGAATTGCTCTATCACGTCCATCGATACGCTGGCCAACTCGCGATACTCGCCTAGCACGTTACCTGTGACGGCAACTTGGCTAGAACATAATATGTCAACTTTGCACCCCCCGAATGGCCGTTGGAGTGCGTTTTTGAAAGGCTTCGTCGTGACCAGCACGAACGCGTGAACCCCCCGGCCACTTACGCTAATCTCCACGAACGTGCCGAGTCCGGCGATAAACTCCCTGACGTCGCCGTCTAAGGTGCCATCCTCGTCGATGGCGTGATCGAAGTCGAGGCAGACTAGCCGCTCTTTTTCGCTAACGTCGCCTCCGGGGTGTAGGACGTAGCACAACCCATCGTAATTACTAGGAGACTCCGCCGAAAAAAGCATCGCCTCATCGAACCCAGCCCACACATTTGGGTTATCCCACCCGTATCGCCACTTTTCAGGGCTAACTCCGCGAGGCATTTCCGCGAGAGGGGAATAAGGCAGCTTTGTCCCTGCAGTTCGCGCCATCCACCGTTTTTGGTCCGTCATGTAGGGTGGGAATTCGTAATTCTGCGTCAACTCGCAGTTCCCTTCGCGTGTTGTTTGAGGGCCCTTAGGAAGTCGCTTTGCGTCTCGAATTTTCCCGTGAGTCTTTGCAATTGCACTTCGTCCGTAGTGCCCCGTGTCAGGAATCGATGTATTCGGATTTGGCGCGATTTTACGCCCTGACGATAGACCCGCCTATATGCCTGCTCGTACCCCTCCGCAGAGTCTGTCAGGCAATAGCACGCGATATCGGCGCAAGAACCTTTCTGCATGTTAAGCCCGTGAGACGCTGCAGCCCACTGCGCTAGGAGGACCTTGTGCTTATCCGCGTTCCACTCGTCAAGGACTATTTGGGCGTCGGACGGCTTCATACCACCTCGGATACAAGGTGCCGTTTTGAATTCGCGGTGGTTTTTTAGTTCAGCTAATTCGTGCTTGAACCAGTAAAAAACGAGTAGTGGTTTTCCAGCAAGCTCCTCCAGCAAGTCTATGAGCGCGATAGTCTTTTCTTTGTGCGAAACATGGTACTCGAACTCTTCGATCGTCCCTGGTTTTGTGATCTTTTCCCCCTCATCGTCGGTTGCATAAATCTGGCCGGAGGCGAATTGCCTGCATTTAATATACGCGGAACTTGCATTTGCGGCGAAAACTTTTCCAGATTCTAACTCTGCGACTAGGTCCCGTTTAAGCCTCGCGTATTGTTTTTTGGCGGGTGCTGGCATATCCACCCATATATCATGCTGAACGAGCTTCGGCATGTCTAAGAACGTCTCCGCGTCCATCCGGAGTACGTCGTCCTTGATCGCGTCGTGAATTGCTTTCTTCCGCTCATTGATCACCATCCACTTTTTCCCTTGATACCCGCCCTGGTAGCAATAGGCAGCTCTGAATTGCGTGACAGTGCGGCCGAGTGACTCCCCATCGTCAACAACATAAAGTTGGGAATGGAGATCGCAAAGACTATTCGCCGCGGGGGTGCCTGTGAGGATCAACCGCTTGGTTATGTTCGGGAGCATCAGCCGAACGTACTGAGCTCGGTTACGTAATGGGGACGTCCGAGGCCGCTTGAGTTTCTTTTTCGAACGCTTCGCGCACCAGGTTTTTATCGCGGTCGATTCGTCAAGGACTATCATGTCCCACCGCTTCAGGTGGTGGACTTTCTTTAACCCTTCATAGTTCATTAGCTCGATTTTGCAGTCGTAGCTCATCGCCACTTCGTGTTGATCGTGCAGTATTATGTGAGAGTGCTTGAATCCCCAAAGTCGAATTTCCGCAGGCCATACAGTGTAGACAGGTCGGAGAGGTGCGAGGATTAAGACACGCTTAATCACGCCAAGCGTGAATAGCGAGTCGATCAACGTCAACGTTGTCCTGGTCTTGCCCAACCCTGGATCAAGAAACAGCCCCGCTCCTTTTCGGTCCTGCACGAACAGCCGTTCTAGCGCCCAATCGTGCGCGAATGTCTGGTAATTGTGCAGCGGGTTTTTTCTAGCGAAATCGTTGTGGCCCCCGACCAAATCCCCTTTCGTAATCAACTCACCGCTGATTGGCGATATGAGGTCGTGTTTTTTCGCTTCAGTTGCCATACCCACCCCGCGCCAGTTTTTTCACGTCACCTAAAGATTCGCAGAAACCTGCATCAAAACCTAGTCGAGTCAATCTGCGAATCCATTTTTCTTGGTTGATGGACCGCTTGTTCCGCCTCGGCCGTTTCAATTCCGGGACGATAACGCGGCCACCCGGTAGCCAGATAGTCTGATCTGGCCACCCTCGCTCGCCGTCTAGTTTAAGTTTGACGGAATAGCCCCCTTGAGTCGTCGCCCATTCGACCACTTCCGCCTCTATGTCCGATTCAAGTTCGTGACCACTCATTCAAAAAACGCGGTTTCGTCAAGTGTTACGGGGGTCGTCAAAAAGAAACGGAAGCCCGCTACACCTCGATTGTGCTCGTCGCCGCCTATTGATCCGAACCGGATTACGACGCGGACGTCGAACGGCTGCGAGTCGCCTACCCAATCATAGTATGCGACCCCGTAGGAAGGTGGAGGGGAGTGGCTAAGTCGCCGAGGCACGAACGCCGCTCCGTGGTCGTTGATCTGTTGGGCGAATTTCGCGATTGCGTCTGATAGCTGCCTCCTGAACAGGGATTCAGTGAGCACGCCGTCCGCGTCTGTGTGCGTCCACGCGCATTCGACCCAACCCCGGCCGGACTTCGGCCCGTTGATCGGCTCCGGGACGTCCGCTGTGATTAACTCGGCGACGCGTCGCCGTAGATCTCCACCCCGATCGAAGTCCACTTTCTCCGGTAAAAAATGCAGGTCGGTTATCACTTCAGACTCTGACGTCCGGGGGATCTTGTCATCGAGCAGGTCGGCGAGTTGCCCGACGTTCAGCATTTTTATGTTGTCAAGAACCCACTCCCTCAAAACCGAACCGTCCTCCGCCCTTGACAGCTCAACTAACCCTAACGCCTCCAGCTCCTCCCGGTGCGTAAGCCACGCGGCCCCACGCTCGGCCAGTTCCTCGATCATATCCCCCTTGGTGCGGAAAATAATAGGCGTGTGCTCAGTTACCCACTCAGGATGGGCAAGGATAAGTGCGTCGAAAATGGGTTGCCCGGCGTCGCCCGGTACGTGTACGTGACCGAGTTCACAATCCGTCTTCAAATTTGAAAGCTGTTGAATCTTCTCCTGAGTCCATTCCGGTAAATTACCTGCGTCCCTGTCGTGGATTGTCAGGCAGTTTCGCCCGTCGTAGATGCGAACGCACTCTGCGTCCCCCTCCCGCTTCATTTGGATAGCCATATCGAAAAAACCTCAAGTAAAAACCACACTGAACCATGCAACGCCAGCATGACCGTGAAGAACATAACAAGAAACGAAACAGCCTCGCGAGTTGTCACCCCGAGCCACCCGCTCGCCGCGGTAACCCGAGCTCTGTAAAGAGCTCGATAGCGTATGATCGACTGATTATCATACCGGCGTGTGCCATCGCCGACAATGCCATCGTCCCTCGAACCCAAATCCGCCACAGGTTGGGATCGACAACAGGTATGAAATTCACATTGTTGACGATGCCGCTTGCGAAGTCAGCCCGCAGAATGTCACATAAAGGCATATCGCAAACCAACTCGACTGATGAATCTGAGCCGCGAAACTCCACCAGCTCATTCGGTGCATCTGAGTAAACTGCCGACCTTGCACAGAATCTGACTTGATTGTACATCCGAGGCCCTGTAGCATCGTCGTAAAAATTTGATGGGTCCTTGTCCGTGAAAATCACCATATCGTAGTCGGCGTCGAGTGCAGGGAGTCCGTACTTGCGCGAACCGGTAAGGAACGCGTTTGCAGGCGTCGTACACCACTCGCCATACTGATTCGGTCGGTCCGGGAAATCGTCAATGTGGGGCATTTATTTAGTGTACCTTTCCTGTGAGTAAGTAGCGGCGGCGAGCGGTAGCCCCTCCGCCCAATCAGGTTTCGACTCCATAGCCCTGTGGAGTTTGGCGAACGCTTCACCTTCGTCAATAAGCTCTTCGCAAATCAGCTCATCATGGACGTGGCCAATCAGGAATAGACCATCATTATGCGCCACGAAGGCTGAGTGAACAAGTAGATCCCTTGAAATAGCCTGGACTACATTTTCGCAAATTTTTCCGCCGTATGTATCGACCCATTGTTTCCCGCCGTCAAGATATCGGATCGACTGAAATCCTTTTTCATTTTTGTAGAGCTCCGCCCCGAAGTAGTACAACTCACGGCCTGAAGGTAGCCGAACAATCAGGTAGCCATCCCTCCAGAATACTCGGAGGTACTTACCGATCTTCGCTTTAACTGCTTTGTTTTTTAGGACCGCTTTGAATGCGCGATCCAGCCTTGACCACATTTCAACTACGGCCGGGTTTGCTTCTCGCCATTTCGCGACAATATCGTTAGCGAGCTCTTGGCTTATATCCACGCCCCACCCTCGCTGACAAGTGTACTGGTATTTATCAGCACCCATCTGGTAACCGAGGGCCAGAACTGCTATCTTGCCGATTTGCCTTTTTTCTTTGAACGTTTTGCCGCAAACGTGCTTTTGTTTTTTCTCGCTCCATACCATCATGTCATCGTAAGGTATGCCGAAGATATTCGAAGCCTCGTGAACATACATGTCGGCCCCGTCGCGGAATAACTGTAGAGCTTCCTCATTCCCCGCAAGCCACTGGAGGACCCGAGCCTCGATTCCAGCGAAGTCACTAACGACTAGCGTCTTTCCTTGCTCTGCACGGATGAGTCCCCTTACGCACGTCTTGAGTAACCCGATCGTTGTGTACCCGCCAAGCTCTGCCAGCAGGTTTACCTCAGCGTGATCGCCTCGCGATATAGCCTCAAAAAAGACCTCTTCAGGTATTGGCATCCTCAGCATATTATGAGGTTGGATACCTTTACCAGCCCATCGTCCGGTCGCTGCACCGTAGTAAAGCAGCTGGCCGCGGATTCTATCATCCTGCTGTATGTAATCCATTGCGGCCCAATACTTTTTGACGCCAAGCCCTCCGGCGATCTGGCGAAGCTCCAGCACCTCGCGGACCCTGTCGGCTTGTTCTTTATCGCGGACGCCCCAAGGCTTAGCGAGCCAATCGTTAACGAGCTCTGCACTTAATGACGAACCGAAGTTAACTCGCTCGTTTACCCAATTTTTTATTCGCTCAGTTTGCGTACATCGCTCGACTTGTCTATTAGGCGGTCGGGCGTCGTCCTCGCGCGCTATGGCGGCGATAGCGTCATTGCAAATATCTGATTCTACTTCGAACACTTTCGCGACGCCTTGACATAATTCACGATCGACCGGCAGCCCTCGGGAGTTTATCAGCTGGTCGAGTTCCCAAAGGTTCCGCTCGGCTTCTGGCAAGTCTGGCAGATTGATATCAACATCCTCTTCGGCTACTATGTCTTGCACATTGTATTTCGCAAGTTCGTCAAGTAGTCCTTGGTCGTCGTTCCACCAAAATTTCGCAGTCTTTCCTTTGTCCCCGACAGGGACGTCAAACAGCTCAACCCCGTGCTCGGTCAGGTAGGTGATAGAGTCCTTGCGAATTTCACCCTTCTTGTGCTGGCCGTCTACCGTGTCTTTAGTGTACTTGACAGCTTTTACGGTTTTCTGAGGGACGCTCAACGAGTTAAGCAAAAACGTACCTCTTGCGTCCTTCCTCTCTTTCGTCCGCAGACGTTTGCACACTTTCCCCAGTGCGCGAGGCTGATTTGCGTGAGCAGCTTTTGCAGCCGTGCATCTCCATCGGCTTCTTGCAATAGGGTCCCAACCCCAACGGCTGACGCATATGCTTTCGTAAATCGCGATCTCAAAAGAGGCATTGAACGCATGAAAAACGACGTTATAGTCCGCTACAATTTCGGCCAAGGCCTCCGGCATCCCTCGGCCGCTTCGTCGCTCCACCCACTGACCACATTGTTTGACGCCCCTAAACTTCCACGCAAGCATTAGCGGGGTCGTCGATTCGTGCTCAGCGTACTTCCAAGCGCCGACGTCTTTGACAGATAGCAACGATCGTGTTTCAAAATCGCAATAGACGTGTTTCATGCTGGTTTCGATTCCTTTAGCTTTTGCATCGCCTTTTCAAGCGACTCGCGCCGCTCGCGACAGTCTTTGAGCTCTGCTGACTTCCCCGGTTTTAGGTCGGCAGGGTAGGACAGCGAGTTGATCAAGATCTCACAAGTGGAAATCTCTGAATCAAGATGGACCATCGATTCAAGAATCGCGGTGAGTCCCTCAGAGTACTTAGCTCGATCCATTTGCGCTTGGAATTTGTAGAGAAGGTCGTCAAGTATTTCCTCAACACTAAAGGCTTTAAGTTCACTACCTGTGACAGTTACGTGGTAGTTGTACCCACCTACGTGTAGGTGGAGGTCGAAGCCCCGCTCATCTTCGCTGAACCGATGTCGAAGGAATATGGCCCAACCCCCGCGGATCTTCATTTCGGCGTCTAGCTTATCCATTAAACAAGCCTCTTTCACCCGCTCAGTGAATCCACGGAGCCGCTGAGCATATCGAACCATGCACTTGAACTGCTCACGTAGTAGAGACATATCCGCGTCGGGGAGTGCGTCGAATATCGCGGAATTCTCTATGAAAGTTTGAATCTTTTGAATTCTGTCGTTGAGTTCATCAAGCTCGTTTATGGTGGGTTGTTCGTATGTGCTCATATATCTTGGTCTCTTGTGTTGGTGAAAATAGGTGGGGTGAGTGCTTGAATTACTCACCCCACCCAAAGGTGTCAGCTAGCGAAGGAAACTAGCAAACGTTTAGAACGGGGTGCCGTCGTCGGCCGCTGGGGCCTCGGCGACGACCTCTCCGAATTCATCCTCAGCCGAGGCTCCGCCGGTCAACCGAACACCAGCGCCGGTTTTTTGGAAGTTGCCGAGATAAAAAGTAACACCTCTGTTCCCTAAGTAGTCGTAAGCCTTGCAGCACCAAGACGCCCGGCCGAGCATGCCTGCGTAGGCTTGCCCGGATTCTTCTGTGATTTCCTGTTTCATTCCGTCGATCACTTGTGGCTTGTTTATCGACGAAAATCGAATCCAGATTTCGTCATCTTTGTGATACTTATTTTCCGTCCCTCGGCGGAACGGATTCCGAAGATAGTACGGGTCGCCATCCTCTGGAATGACTGGATCTTTCAGGTTGACCCCGTACATATCATTCGAGCACTTGTTCGCGGCTTCGACCATTGCCTCGAACGCCTCTTTATCTGCACCCTCCAGTTCAGCTGGTACGAACGAGACAGTAACCTGATATTTAGGTTTGTCGCCTGCCTCCCTCGCTTCGGGTACAAAGAGTTTCGGAAACGAAATCCTCCCAATCGGGGATAACCCGTTAATTGCTAGTGGTTTTTTCTCGGCCATTCTGCGTAAACTCCTCGCGATATTGCGTTGTGCGACTGGACCCCGTCGCCGGGTTTAGTTATCTTCTTCGAAGATAGGTAGATCGTTGACGAGCTCATCTATCGACGGCTTGGCACCCGCGCGAAGTTGTGGTGAGTTCGCGAAGTTGATGTAAGGCTTGAACAGGTCATTAAATTCTTGCTTTTTCATCCCGAGTAGTTCCTGCAACTTCGCCGGAGTGATGGGCGCCACTTGTATCGCATCCCCTAGCTTGTCTTCCGGCAGCTGGTCCATTAACGCATCCATCGCGAGCCCGTTCCATGATCTGTTATTCCGAGGCGCTATCCGATGATATTTGAGGTCGACGCCACCCCGGTTGTGCCAGTCTTTCAAAAGCTTTGATGCGGCTTTGAACGCGTTCGTAGCGAGCCGGTGCATCATAATGATCCGCTCTAACTTCTCGACGTTTTCGCGAGTCGGCCCGTCAGCTTCGTTGATAAAATCCATAAGACTCCCAAATTCATCGGCCGCTTGAACTACCATCCTACCAGCTTCCTTGCACGTTGGCAAGAGCGTACACCACTCACACCACTCTCCACCCCTACGGTCTTTGGATTTCGTAGACTCAACGGCTTCCGTCAGGAACGCGTCAAGTTCGTCAGCCGTGAACTCGTACTCGTCAACACCTTTATACGCTGGCTGAATGATCGTCCCGAAAAAACGTTTGCGGCCGGGGTGCAGTTGACGAGCCAGGTTTAGATAGCACATGATCTGCTCATTACCTTCGGCGATCACGGCTTCACTCCCGAACTTGTAATCATATCCGTGCAGCGTCTCGGGCGTTACGATGATCACGTCGCATGTTCCGCCGTGGTCGTCTATCCAGGTACTCGCTATCTTCGTTTCGAGGTATGGACCTTGGACGTTCTCAGGCCCCCACTCGTCGCGGAGTCTGCAGAGTTCCCGCACTATGTGATCGACGCAAGTTTTTATGGACTTGCGAAACCACGCCAGTTCGTCCAGATTGAGTTTCGCAAGCAGCTCTTGATCATCTTCAGTTAGCTGAGTGGGTTCCCGACTTATGACGTTCTCCGCGATCTTGTGGCCAAACGTCCCGAGGGATGCCATAAACCCACCCTCAGACGGGGGTGCGTCGACAGATCCAGGGCAGTTAACCCACCGCTTAGCGTTCGAACACCCCCGGTCCCAATGATCCGGGAGTGTGTTGATGTCGACCGGTTTCATTTTAATAATCAGCTCCGGAGTCGACTTCCGGGAGGGATTCGAGAGCGGCCTCGATTTCACTCATCACGGCAGGGTAGACTTCCTCGGGGATCTTTTCGGGGCTCGCTTGGCCCGTTAAGTCCTTTATGATCTTCGACATAGCTTTCGCCCCCTTCCCGCCGGGGTATTTCGTGACCATCTTCACTAACGCCCGCCGCAAGTTCGTGGTTCGCGTGGCTGCGTCCACCTCGACATTGCTGTCTGCTGGCTTTTCGGCTTTTACGGGCTCAGGATCTGGCACAGCGTCGGCGATCGCAGCGGCGACCTCCGTCTCGCTGGCCGGTGGCTCGCTGGCCGGTGGCTCGCTGGCCGGTGGCTCGCTGGCCGGTGGCTCGCTGGCCGGTGGCTCGCTGGCCGGTGGCTCGCTGGCCGGTGGCTCGCTGGCCGGTGGCTCGCTGGCCGGTGGCTCGCTG